ACTATAATGACCAGTAAACAGGAACAATTCGTAGAACATTATACAGCAGTCGGCAAGCGAACGCATGGAGACGCAACCAAATCAGCTATAGCAGCGGGTTATAGTGAGCAAGCAGCAAGCCAAATAGGGGCGGAGAACATTAAGAAACCGTCTATAATGGCGGCTATAGAGGCTAAACGGGCTGAAATGGCCAAACGTGCGGAAATAACGATGGATCAAGTAGTCCGCACAGCCCAATGGCTGATCGACTACGGCATAGCCAACAACCGCCACCAGGCAGTACAGGCTGGTAACGCGCAGCTGATGCAGATCGGCGGGTTCGGCACTGATAACAAGCAGAGTGCAACCATGCCAACCATCAACGTTCATATGCCGGACACTAAGACAATAGCAGACAGACCACACCTACGGCTGACGGGCACAGATGGAGACAAGGGCAATGAGTAGCCAGCAATGCGGCGGCGGGTGTTGGGTGTGTCAGGCGGCGGAGGACGCAAGAGCCAAGCGATACCCCCGCACACCAGTAGGAAAAGAATTGGCAGCACAGGCGAAGGGGGGTGGGGGGAGGGGTTCGGCGGCCGTGGCGGGATTGGAATCATACACCCGTAAGACCCTTCCAGATAAGCACTTGGAGTCCCTTTCTTATGGATTGGAGTCCCTTGCTGGCATGTTCCGTTCTGTTAGTAAGGCTTTGGAGTCCCAATAATGGACATAGCTCGCACCATCAGGTTTGGCGGTCACACATGGACTGTTCCCATTGGCTTTTGGGTCTCGTTCAGCGTCGAGGACGGCTATGTTACTATGCACACTCATCCTTACCCACCTTTGGCGCTGGAGTCCCAATGAAATACCCCATGGAGTCCCTACAGCAGAACAAGCAGTTCGGCAAGGACGTCATATCACTCTGCAAGGCTCTTCACTCATCTATGGACGCCTTATGGCACGAGTTCGGCAGTTACGACGAGGACCACGCTAAGCTGATTGATTGGCGTCCTCCTGAAGAGAGGGCCCAGGATGCTCTCTAGCGCAATAACTCTCTTAACCCTACCCAACCACCCCTTTGGCAAGTTCGGAGCTTACAGAGCGACTGGGGGCCCCTAATGGCTATGGATAGATGCGCCAGCCTTGACGATTGCTTGTATGTAGGCATGGTTCGCAAGATGCTTACTCAGGAGTTCACATGGTTCTTTCATGCTATTGATACTGGTTGGGTGTTATTGCAGGATGAGCATAATGCTGACTACTGGTGGAACCTTGACACTAGGGAGCGTGGAAGGCCATATTCTCAATAATGAGAAAGTCACCTGAATAAAGTTGTATTCTCTCGGCGCATTGGCAAGAAACGCACTTTTTAAGGAAGCTAAGACATGAAGATAAGTATAAGTTGGAGTGCAGTGTTCATTGTAATACTGCTGATTACTGTGGCCGGGTTGTCGTACAATCTGGTGTCTGCTACTAAGCCGCCTGCCATCCCTGCTGCCCGCACCCCTGCTGGCACCTTGATGATGGTACTTACGGATGGTAAAGGCTTTTACGTTGCTAACGGTGCTGCTGTTACGGTGTACGACCCTAACGTGGTTTATCCCTTGAGGTTCATTGACCCTAATGCTTCGGACCCTAATACGCCATGATAGCCATAGACACTAAGACAGGCAGGACGATAAGGCTGTGGGGCGATACTGATTGTTTGCACCCAGTCACAGATATTGCTGCATACGGATGGTTACGTCCCAAGGGCTGGACCATGTTATGGGTTAAGACTGCCGATGGGCATTCTAATGACGGGCGCAGATAATGACCGTATTTGACGAATATGACAGATGTGTTCCAAAAGGTTGCAATGACGAATAGGCGATCACAGGCGGCTGTAACCCGCTGCTCTTCCGAGCTTGGCAGTTCGACTCTGTCTCATTGCATTTGCCCTCATGGTGAACCGGCTATCACAGTTCCCTGTCGAGGAACAGTACGCGGATCGACACCGCGTGAGGGCGTGCCTTGTGGCCTAATGGTAAGGCATCCGGCTGTTAACCGGCAGATTGTAGGTTCGATCCCTACCGAGGCAGTATGATTGACGAATACGACCGTTACATCCCGAAAGGCTTATGAAGCTAATAGTCCAAGAAGTTGATTGTGTATTCCAGGGAACTCCAACCTGTCGATTTGAGTATCATCGATACGCTGATGGATGGAAAGAAAATGCTGTGATAGATACGTTCTTTGGGCCAGTTATTAACGACATGGGCATCTCGCCAACATTCCATGATGAGAAGGTATTCAAGTGTGAAGGCTGTCCAAATAACTATGCTGGATGAGTACGACAGATATATCCCGAAAGGCTTTGACTGGCATGAGGCTTCGAGACTGGTATCGCAGGATCAAGATGTGGCTGGGATATGGTTCCATCCAAGACCTCCTGGACGACGAGACGATGAGGGAGTTGGCAAAGAGGCTGAAGGAAAGTGACGACGAGTGGATAGACATTTAAGGAAGCTACAGATGGAATATAACAAACTTATGTTCGAGATTGTATTTGATCGAGCTATGAATAAGGGCATAGAGGGAACGAAGACGTATTTGGTAGCGGACTCGTGGACACAGGTGACGGAAAGATGGATGTCTGTTTTTGCCGGTACTTGCGAGTTATTCAGTATTACCCTATTAGGTAGGTGTGCTGATTTAGCAGAGGAAGCTTCTGGATAGAGTTATGAGACAGAAAAAGCAGATAGTCAATGCAACTCTTAGATGCAACTGGCCCAAGAGGGGCATTCACGGACTTCGTATCGACGATGGCCCTTGGCAGTTTGCAACCAAGGAAGAGTTTGAGTCTGTATATGATATTAAGATATACGCGTTTTAATGTCTGACCTCCAAGGCTCCATTACGTTAGCTTTGTGTTTGATAGGTGTATGTGCCTTAGTGATAGTGATAGCAGGAAAAGGAAGCTGAAATGGACTGGTTTTGGGACTCTATTTATTGGTTCTGGCATTGCATCGCCTTGGGTGTATTGGTAATTTTGACGTGCCTCATATTGGTTTTCGTGTTGTGTGGTTGCGTTGAAGGTATTCGATTCTTGCTTGGAATGTGAATAAGGAAGAAGACGGACACTGGACTATGCCTGAAGAGATAACCTTTACATGAACGAGAACATCTGGAACATATATCCGACTGAGCCGCAGGGAAGGTTCCTTACTTCCACTGCCAGGTTCCCTGGCTTCATTGGGGGCTGGGCGAGCGGTAAGACGATGATCGGTATAACGAAGGCCATGAAGATGACCTACGACTATCCAGATAACCTCGGCATCATCTTCAGGAAGAAGTACACAGACCTTGCTGACTCGACTATGGCGGACTTCACTACCTATACTGGTATTAAGGTCAAGAGCGATAAGTCGGTTACATTCCCTAACGGGTCGAAGATACTGTTCCATCATCTTGACGAGCTTTCTGGAGTAGCCCAGAATATCAACCTCGGCTGGTTCATGATCGAGCAGGCGGAGGAACTTGAGTCTGAGGATGTCTTTAATAAACTCAGGGGCAGGCTCAGAAGGACTAACGGTGTGCGTAAGGATGCCGATGGCAATACGGTACTGCACGCATCAGGTGAACCTATACGCGGCCTATTTGACATTTATGGCAATGAAGGCATGAGGCAGGCGTTTATTATCGCTAATGCCAAAGGACATAACTGGGTATGGCGGAACTGGGTCATGGAGGGCCTTGGTAACTCAGAGTGTATTGAGGGCACGTATTTAGACCATCCGCCCGGAAGGTTGCCACAGGATTTCATGGACGACCTCGAAGAGATGAAGGAAGAGAGCCCTGCGTACTACCGCAGGTACGTTCTCAACTCTCACGAAGAGACGGATACAGAGGACGTGTGCATTCCTTATGATAAGCTGCTTGAGGCCGTTGGAAAGGACTTGAGAGACTACTACAGCGACCTCATAGTAATAAGTTGTGACCCTGCCGAGAAGGGCAAGGACAAGTCGGTGATTGGGGTCTTCAAGGGCTTGAAGCTCATAGAGAAGAAGATCACACAAGAGAAAGAGTTGATGACCACTGTTGGCAATATAATGACTCTTCATCGCAAGTATAGCGCCGACTGTATCATCATTGATGATATTGGAGTTGGTACTGGTGTCCGGTCGAGTCTGAGAGAACAGCTTGACCCTGAAGAAACTGGTATTGTTATTGGTTTTAACTCTTGTCGCATTGCCAACGATAAAAGGCACTTCGCCAGAATAAGAGATGAAGTCTGGATGCACGCAGCTAAATTGTTCAAGGAAGGCTTGGTTAGTTTGCCTGCCCATGATAGTGACAACCTGATAGAGGAACTGTCAGTTCACACATACGATCCGAACTCTAAGGGCCAGACGTGTGTGTGCAGGAAGAAGGACGTTAAGAAGGCTATAGGCCATAGCCCTGACGAAGCTGACATGCTGGTAATGGGACTGTGGGCGGCGAAGAAGGGCAGGAAGCGTGAGTTTGCTTTTGCGGGTGGCTACGACGAACAGGAAGAAGATATATTGAGACGAGGTCTATAGATGAGTTTTCTTGGCGGTTCAAAAGGCAGTAGTTCGGCCCCAGCAATCAGTGCCCCTGCGGCAGTTGCGAATATAGACTCTCAGAACGTAGGCAATAAGGCTGAGGCGGAGCGTAGGAAGCTATTAGCGAAGATGGGCAGGCAGGGCACGATACTTACCAGCCCGCTTGGTGGAGCCCAGCAGGTATTGGGGAATATAGCATGAGCCAGTTAGGCCAAGCCATACTACAGCAAGCCAAGTACCATGAAGATGTCCGTCGTCCTTATGAGAACGGTCAGTGGGAAGATATAGCAAGGTATGTATTCCCTCGCAGAGAGAACCTCGGTTCATCCGACCACACATACGAGAAGGGCCGAATGAGGGGCAAGAGCGCCTACTCCGGCACTGCCCAGCAGAGCCTTAACATCTGGGCCGACGGCACGCAAGGACTCATAGCCTCAGAGTCTAAGATATGGTTCAGATCAGAGATGAGCGTTGCTGGCCTTAACAGGTTCCCTGAAGTCATAGAGTGGCTGCAGGAATACGATGAGGTAATGTTCTCAGCGTATAAGGGCAGTAACTACTACGCCGCCATTCCGATGTACCTGAGAGATGGTGGGTCGATAGGTACCGCCACAATGTTCACTGAGGAAGATATTGCACGTGGCTCAGTTGTCCATACGTGCGTACACCCCAGAGAGGTATTCATTGCCGAGAATCGCTTTGGTATGGTAGATACGGTCTTCCGCAAGTTTGAGAAGACAGCACGACAGCTAGTACAGGAGTTTGGCAAGGAGGCATTACCAAATAATGTCTTAGTGAACGCAGAGAAGTTCCCGCAATTCAAGTACATTATATGGCACGCCGTATGGCCTAACAAAGACCTATGGACCCCGAAGAAGGGTAACAAGGAGTTCCGTAGTGTCTATGTCATAGGACGAGACGCCGCAAGCAATAACTCAGGCTACTCTGCACCAGCGGAAACTGCATCGTATGGCGACAATAAAGACGTAATCAGGGAGGGCGGATTTGATAGGAACCCTTACGCTGTATGGCGATTCAGAAAGAACTCTGACGAGGTATACGGCTACTCTCCGGCATCAGATACAATAGTGCCAATCATTAAAGCCAATCAACTTGGCAAGACGTTGCTGAATAGGGCGCAGATGGAGGCCCAGCCAGCAGCCAACATTCCTGAGCGGATGAGGGGCAATGTAAGACTCGGCCCTAACGGGATGAACTACTTCGAGAACCCGCAGGATGTTGCGTCATATATAACAAATCCAGGCGCGTACACGGTAGGCAAGGACCGCGAAGATAAGATTGATGATATTATCATGCAAGCTTATAACGTGGAGCTGTTTACCTTCCTACTCAAGAGCGAGAGGGAGAAGACGGCCTACGAGATAGAGCGCACCGAGTCTCAAATGTCCACATTGGTAGGCCCACAGCAGGAGCAGTTGTCTAAGGAAGGAATCATACCTGTCTTTGAGAACGTGCATGACATCGAGGATAGGGCTGGCCGCCTGCCCCCACCGCCACCCATCGTTCAGCAGTATGTAGAGAAGTACCCAAATACTCAAATCAATATCAGGATGCAGGGGCCTTTGGCGCAGGCACAAGATAGGCTATTGAAGCTCGGCCCGATTAACGCAGGCCTAAATGCTCTTGGTGCGGCTGTACCTCTGTTCCCCAACATCCTTGATAGAATTGACGATACCGAAATGGCCGAAGAGATGCTGGACGCTACAGGCTTCCCACGCAGACTCATTAGGTCAGACGAAGAGGTTCAGGCCATTCGAGAGGCAAGGGCCGAAGCCGCCGAGAAACAACAGCAGATGGAAATGCTGGCAGGGGCAGCAGAAGCGTATCCCAAGGTGTCCGGGGCACCAGAAGAGGGCAGCCCGGCAGCAGCTATGGCAGGAGCATTGTAATGGATAAACCATTAGACTACTACGAGACAAGGAAGTTGATTGACAAGATGAAGCGTGAGCGCGACTACGCTGAGTATTTAAGGGGCCAGATAAAGACTAAGGGCACTGATAAAGGCCCTGACGGTGGCCAGTTCAAAGGCGCAGGCGAGCGTGCAACAGTTCTCAACAACCTGATGAGGCATAGAGGCGAATGATTGACGATCACGTTGGCTACTATCGAAGATGCTTCTCTTCGCCTGATGGCATGAAGGTGCTGGCGCATCTATTAGCCGACATGGGCCTCTTCGATGAAGATGGAGATGTAAGGTTGAAGAACTACGCAGCAAAGATAATGAATACGTGCGGGTTCACTAATGGTCCGTTCCGTATGGAACAATTTGTGGACGCTTGTTTCACAATACAACAGATTGAGCAACCAAACGAAAGGAAGCATGAAGATGAAATTTAAGTCCTTCATTGGCAACATAGCCAAGATTGAAGACCAGTTGAATAGCTGGTGGAGTCCCGGCGTTATGATAGTCGATTATATCGCACTGCCAACCAACAACAGCACTCCGGGCCTTCTCGTAGCCTACGACGAATTTGAGACAGCGAAAGAAGAAGAGCCAGAAACTGTCGAAGAAGAAAAGGTTGTGGAAGAGCCAGTAGCAATCACCACGAACGAGGCCGCAGTTGCTATGGCTAAGGCGGTTGAAGAGCCGCTGGCAATACCCAATAAGAAGCCCGGCAGACCACGAAAGGAAGCTAACTAAATGGATGACCTGACACCTATGGGCGAAGGAACAGTGGCGGAAGCCAGTGTAGCCTCAGCCGAAGCAGCAGCAGAACATTGGGCCGCTGGCTCAGAGTTCTACGATGGCGTCAAGCAATACGCAACTCCACTCGACGTTGCCAAGGCTTACACCGAGATACAGAAGATGGCAAGCCAGCAGGTCAAGATACCAGAAGAAGGTGACGCCGAAGGCTGGGCAAAGATGCACGCTCGGCTTGGAAGACCTGAGACGCCAGAGCAATATGAGCTGCCGGTAACTGAAGGCGTTACCCAAGACGACGCGTACAAGGCGGCCATCCAGAAGGCGGCGTTCGAGAATGGCCTAAGCCAGAAGCAGCTCGCTGCACTTGCAAGCGTTAGCGATCAGTTCATTGGAATGTCTCAGGCGGAACAGCAGGCTGAGGCTGAGAAGCTAAACGCTGCCCGCTGGGACAAACTCAAGTGGGACGATGCCAAGAAGACTGAGGCCACGGAACATCTCAAGCGCGGAATACTCAAGTTCTCTGAACTGCATCCGGACTTGGAACTCAGTGCGTTGATGTTAGATGTTGACGAGACTGGCAAGGCAAATCTAAAGAACCAAAATGATCCTCTTATGATTTCGTTTGCTAATTTCCTTATGGATTACCAGAAGGATGACAGCGGGCTCATAAGGGGCGATATGTCTGGCGGCGGAGGCGATGACTGGAAACCGGAACATGGACCAGATACTTACCGCTTCGGCGAACATCCAGACACATTAAAGGCACGCGCTTATTACGAGAAGCTCGGCCACAAATACTAAGAGTCTCCTTTAAGGATACAGACTATTAGACAAAGTCGGGGCACCCCTGCGAAGGGCCTGACAACGAACCGTCTATGAGACGCTAAACC